AAGCCCAATCTATACCATTGGCTCTAGCTATGAACCAGGTACTACCACACTAGGTAGCATGTATGGTATTGGATTTACCTCTGGTGGTTCGTTTATGCCATCAGGGGCTTCTGGCTGGGGTCTGTACATTGCGGATAATGGTAATGCAAGAATCTTTCTAAGTGCTGCATCGGGGAATATTACAGCGACAGGTGACATCACTGCCTATGCATCGGACCGTAGACTGAAAACCAATGTTACTCCCATCTCTAATGCGCTTGAAAAGCTAATGCGTATCAGAGGCGTTGAGTTTGACTGGGTTGATAATATCGAAGAGCTTGGTTTCAAGCCTCAAGCGGTGCACGAGACAGGTGTCATTGCTCAGGAGATCCAAGCGGTTATTCCTGATGCGGTTAAGACAGCTCCATTCAACAACGACTCGACAAAGATTCAAGGAGTGGATCATAACTACCTAACCGTTGATAAGGAGAAGATTGTTCCTCTTCTGATCGAAGCGATCAAGGAGCAACAAGCGCATATAAATATTCTACAAGAACAAATCAACTTAATTAGAGGTTAATGTGACACTTACATATACATGGAAGATTAAGGGTCTCAAGAAGCAGGACGATCCTTCTGTAGAGCTCGATGATATCATTGTCCAGACTTACTGGGAATGCACCGGCACCGATGGGGATGGCAACTCTGGTACGTTCCATGGAGCAACTCCATTTGAGCCTGATCAGGTTGATCCTACAAACTTTACAACTTACGAAGACCTGACAGAAGCTCAGGTTATTAGTTGGATCCAGGATGTTGTCGATGGTAGTCCCATTTACAAGGCTCACATCGAGGAACAGATCCAGAAGCAGATCGATGCTATCGTTCGTCCGATAGTTGAAGTCGAATCTAATAGTTGAAAACCAGCAGCAGGCTCCAACCGTTACTCTTGAAGTGAACGTAAGCGAACTTAATGTCATCATGGGTGGGCTGCAAGAGCTTCCCCACCGTGTGGTTGACCCTATTCTAAAGAAACTCTTTCAGCAGGCTCAAGCTCAGCTAGGCCCGCCACAAGGATAACCAATGCCGACCCCTGGATCTGGTGCAATCTCAATGAATGACATGCGTACGCACATCAACCGTGCTACGTCGAGTTCTGTCTCGATGTCAGAGATGCGCACCAGATATGGGGGTTCGGGTGCTATCTCGTTTAATGATCTTCGTAACTCAGAGGGGTTTACTATTAGCCCAGCGCGCTATACTGTTACGGGTAAGTTTGCATCAGAAACAGATGGGTGGAGTACTGTTGTTTCATTTGGTTCTATGTCCCCAGATGAAGGTAGTGGAAGATTGCAGTTTGCTGCTAACAGTTGGTTAGCAGAAGTTTCTGAGAGTGTTACGTATAGCGCTGGAACAACAGGGTTGTATATTGAACCCAATTCGACAGCGTATACATCTAACGGCGATCAAGTCACGGCCGGCTTTAAGACTACAAATGTTAGTAGAGTGGTACTTGCTAATACTTCGCGAAGTATTACCTCTCAGACCAGTAGCAGTGCAGGCTCTAATGTGCTTGTGACGTATGATATGCCGACATCGGGCACGATTCACTGTTTGGTTAAGTTCTAAGAGGATAAAATGGAAGACGATATTAGAACGTGGGAAGAGGGTGATGAGACGGCCGCGCCGAATCAGCACATCATAGATCAGTTGACTCGTTCTCCCAATCACAAAACTCCTGAGACAGAAGCCGAGGAAATCTAATGGCTTTCTTTACTACGCATGGTAATCCAGATCTTATTGGTGTATATGATAATGAGCTAATGGTATCACACTTCCTTCCTAACAGCATGGGAAAGACTATTGGCCGCGACTCTCTTGAAAACATGCATCATGCTGGAGGAAGCCCCGAGCCACACCCAGCTCTAAACAATGTTATTAAAAACACCAATGGTCACGTGTTTATTGCTGGGTCATTTCAAATGGAGTGGCGATGGGATCCAAATGAGGTAACGGAAGCAGATATCAACGCATACATTCCGCTTCTAGAGTCCCAGGCGCCGGCCGGCTCGACCGTAACAAACGATATTGAAAACTATACTATTCTTATTGACCTTCACAATGGGAACTTCGAGGTTCCTGAATGGTCAGGTCAACTAGTACAGTGGCACCCAAAGGCATATTATGCAAAGGTTACCAACACTTCGGACGATGCGGAGTTTCTTTGTGTGACACGTCTTAATGGAACCTTTCATAACTACACCTTTCAGCAGAGGACTGTAGAGCCTAATGCATCATTAGAAATCACAAAGCCTCAGTGTGAAGTGTGTTATGTTATGTTTACTGGAGACGTAACAAAAGGTGACGTTGTGCTAACAAAGTACAAGTTATACAAAATGACAAGTCAGTCTCTGGAGATTGTGAATACCGGGACTCAACGTATTAAAGTGCTAAGATACTACAAAGGATGATGTAAAATGTGGAATCCTGTTAAGCTATACAAGCTGACTAAGATCATTTGGAACCGTGATACTAATTACAATCATTACGACGAGGACCTGCAGATCGCGGCGGCTGATGTTGCGCGTGAAGTCAACTCCCAACTCCTTTTTCCATCTAACTTACTTATCGTAAAGAAGCTGAGATCAACTCCGCGCGGCAGAGATATTTTGTGGGGTCGTAACGATAAGTCGATCCAATACCAATATGAAAATATTCTCCCTGTAATCACTAGCAAGGAGATTATGGAGAAGTATGCGCCTAACACTGTCGGTGGCCACTACTATCACTTGATTAAGCAGTGGTCTTTTGATGAGTTGTGGGATCGTAGGTTCCAGCAAGATCGCGAGGATGGGTTCGTTGGGTTCATCGATGATGTGCGCTCAAACATCTCTCGTCATATATTTCTCTGCCACGACTTTATGCATGTTTTGTTCAGATACGATACCACACAGCTCGGTGAAGCCTGTGTTCAAGAACTCCAGTATGTTATGTCTCGACACTGGGGAGCCTGGTATCTATCTCACGTAATGGCACTTAAAAACTGTTATAAGTATAAGACCTGGGAACCTCTTCACATACTGAGAGAGGCTAACATGCTGGCAAAGCAGGCTAAAGATGAGCTTTGGTATGTTAATCCGCTAGAGATACTCGACATGGATGTCAACGAAGCCCGTAAGATGTATAACATCGGCACACCTGTCAGATTCTTGAAATTCGCAATTGAAAATAGAGAGTCGTTCAGACTCGATTCTATTCACCCTGAGTATAATGATGTCAAACTTAACTTCGCGGCTGCGCAATCTATATGATAAACTGAAGACCAAAAGGTGGTTTCAAATCTTTCTTGGTCTCATAATTGTTCGTTGGATCTTTAGAATAGCTGTGCTTATTGGTGTGCTCTACTTCGGAGTAGACTTATTATGAAAACCTACGACTTGTTCCCTACACTTGTAGCAACTGAAACGTATAGACGGCACGATAAGTTCAAGCAGACGTTCTTCGACAACCTTCCAAAGTATCTAAGAGAAGATGGAATAACTGGCGAGCAGTCTGGCCACGTCGATCTACATCTCAATCCCGACTTCGAAGAGTTCTTTAAGTTTGTAGCGAGTGTTGCAGAGGAGTATGTCGAAACTCTAGTTGGCTTCAAAGATATGTGGGAGCCATGGCTAGTTAAGACGTGGTTTAGCGACTTCAATGTCCCAGCTCACAATCATGAAGACGCTCACCTCTCGTTTGTGTACTACGTCAATGTTCCTGAAGAGTCAGCATACCCTCTACACTTTCTACCTCCTCTCGATAGGCCAAACGACTTAACGAACGGAATGTTCTTAGGACATAAGGATAATAGAGCTGTTGAGTATAACAACCAGTATAACTGTAGCTCAGTAGAGTTTAGACCGATAGAGGGTGCGCTTGCAATCTTCCCTGCAAAGCTAAGGCATATGGTAGAGACTCATAAGACGGAACGAGTGGAGAAGATGGAAGATCGTAGGATCTCATTGGCGGGCGACTTTGTTCTTACGTTCAAAGAGAAGCAAGCAAGATCGATGGGATTACAACCTATAAGTAATTGGCGCAGTTTTAGTTAGGAATTACAATGAATCAGTTATGGCAGTTTTGGCACGCCTCGTTAAACAACGATCAAGTGAAGAGCATTATAGACATCGGAGATCAATACCCTGTAGCTAATGCAGGTCTTGGCTTTGATGGATCGACGCACAACAACGGAGCTAGGTCGAGCGAGATCAGATGGATCAATCCTAATGATCCATCTAGTAGGTTCATCACAGATGTGTTGTGGTATTACGCCAGAGAAGCGAATAGGAATGCATTCGGATTCGATATCGACTACCTGCCAGACATTCAGTATACAAAGTACACGGCCGACGATAACGGCAAGTATGATTGGCACCACGATACATTCTGGGCAAACCCGACAGCATATGACAGAAAGATATCAATCGTGATCCAGTTGACAGATCCTTCCGAGTATGAGGGTGGGGATTTTGAGATCGATTCACAGTACGCTCAGATGCCAGCAGACCAGATCCGCGCAAAAGGATCAGTTATGGTGTTCCCTTCATTCTTGCTTCACCGCGTAACTCCTGTAACAAAGGGTGTGCGTAGATCTCTTGTTTCGTGGATCCAAGGTCCTAAGTTTCGATAAATAACTAAAAAGAACCTAGGGATTATGCTATGGCTGTACCACAATCGAGATCAGAATTCAAAGAATACTGCCTACGTAGGCTAGGAAAGCCTGTCATTGAGATCAACGTCGACGATGATCAAGTCGAGGATCGCATCGATGAAGCTCTAAAGAAGTTCTACGACTTCCACTTCGATGGCTCAGAGAAGGTGTATTATAAGCACCAGATCACTCAGACAGATATTAATAACAAGTATATCACTATGCCTGAAAACATCATGGGCGTGATCAATATCTTCTCTATTTCTGATCCTGCAATCCGTTCAGACGACCTATTCAACATCCGCTATCAGATTGCTCTGAACGATCTATACACTCTTACATCTGTGTCGATGGTTCCATACTACATGGCTATGGAACACCTAGCTCTATTAACAGAAATGCTTGTTGGTAAGATGCCGATACGTTATAATCGCCACACCGACAGGTTATATGTTGACATTGATTGGAACACAGTTAACGTTGGTGAGTATCTTCTAGTCGAAGCGTATGAGGTTGTCAACCCAGATGTATGGACGGATGCTTGGGGTGATAGTTGGCTTGCAAAGTATTGCACAGCTCTAATCAAGAGACAATGGGGTTCCAACCTTATCAAGTTCTCCGGAATGCAGCTACCTGGCGGCGTGCAGTTTAACGGTGAGAAGATTTATGATGATGCTGTAGCTGAGATCGAAAAGATCGAAGAAGGTCTCATTAACTCTTACTCGCTGCCAGTGGCAGACATGATAGGCTAACATAGTGTCTGCATCATTCTATTTCAACAACTTCAACAACTCGATGGAGCAACAACTGGTCGAAGACCTGGTCGTAGAGTCTATTAAGATCTACGGCAATGATGTCTTCTACTGCCCTCGTACTATCGTGAAGCTGGATGAAATCTATGGTGAGGATCCTATATCTGAATACAACTCAAGCTACATGGTTGAGATGTATATCAAGTCTGTTGATGGTTACGAAGGCGATGGAGTGTTTCTATCGAAGTTTGGTCTGCAGATTAGAGACCAGATTACATTCACCATCGCAAAGAGAACATACGACGAAGAGGTGGGTCAGTATACCACCAAGTCGGTTCCTCAAGAAGGCGATATTATCTTCTTCCAGCTCAACCCCCAAAGATCGCAGATTCTTCAAATCAAGTATGTTAATGACCGCTCGATCTTCTATCAGTTAGGCGGTCTGCAGGTATATGATCTTGTATGTGAGCTATTCGAATACTCCAACGAAAAGCTAAACACGGGTATAGCAGCTCTTGATACGATCGAAGCTGAATATACGACAAACATTCAGGCATTCCGCCTGCTCACGCAGGATGGTCTTGCAATCACAGATCAGGACGGCTATGACATCATCCAGGGTCAGTATGACTTCGACAAGCAGACGCAAGACTATGGTTCTGACAACCTTGAGATCGATATGGAGGCAGATGACATTCTAGACTGGACAGAGATTGATCCATTCAGCGAGGGACTAGCCTAATGTTTGGACAGACATGGAATCATAACACAATTCGTAAGTACATTGTTCTGTTTGGAACACTGTTCGATAACCTGTATATCACAAGACAGAATGCAGCTGGTCAGACGATTCAGACGTTCAAGGTCCCCCTATCATACGGACCCAAGGAAAAGTTTCTGGCACGTATCAACAACGACGCAGGGCTGAATCAGCCAATCGCAATGATTCTTCCTAGAATGTCGTTTGAAATGATTACGATGTCGTATGCTCCCGATCGTAAGATGAACACTATTAACAAGGTTCACAAAGCGAATCCTGCTGACCCTAATCAGGTTCTGTATCAGTATTCGCCCGTTCCTTATGACTTCACATTCCAGCTTGCAATCATGGTTAAGAATGCGGAAGATGGAACAAAGATCATCGAACAGATTCTACCATACTTCACACCCGAGTGGACGGCATCTGTCAATCTTGTTCCAGATATGAACGGCAAGTATGACATCCCAATCATCTTCAACGATATCTCATCGGAAGATACATACGAGGGTGACTTTGCAACACGCAGAGCTCTAATCCACACGCTAACGTTCACTATAAAAGGCTACTTGTTTGGCCCTACACGCAAGTCGGAGATCATTAAGGATATCGATGTCAACATTCGTGTGCCGGCATCAGATGCATCACCGATGATTGCTAACACACTTGTCACACCTAGCGCTATTATAAATATCAAGCCAGGTCTTACAGCCAATGGACAACCTACGTCCAACGCTGCTCTATCTGTTGCGCCCGATGAAATCGACGTGAGCGATAACTATGGGTTCCTGATTGATTTTACGGAGAACTTCTGATGTCCGATATTG